TAACAACCTGTCCTGTGCTAATACTTAAACCAGTAGTCCCATTAGTCTGCAATGCCAAAACACCGGAGGAATCTGCATTACTTTTTAAGCCAGCACTTCCACTGACCACGCCATCATCGGCATTTAATATTGAAGCCATTTAAACTCCTCCATATGTTTTATTACCAAGGCGTACCAGTTGCTGTTACAGGGTTTTTCTGTAGTTCAATGTTAGCAGCCAATGCTGTTTCTGTTGCTTCTTTATCAACGCCATTCTCCCAGACCCATCCTAGGACTGTTTCTTGTGTGAGATCAGCATAGGGGATTTCTGGGGTACCGTCTGCCCAAGAGCATGTTGAGTAGATAGATGATGTATATTCACCGTCTACCGCAGTTGCTCGCCAGTGAGCTGTTGTTACAAAGCCGTTTGATGTTTCACGGTCAAGTGTTTCGATTGTCCAAGTTGTTGTTGTCATGTTTATTCCTTAAAGATTAGCGGCATCGAGACGTGCCTTGAGTGATTCAATGATTGCTGTTTGCTCTTTGATTGCGGCAACTAAAAGAGGTATTACGTCTGTGTAAGCTAAACCCAATCTGTCAGGGTTAGACGAGTCAACGGCTTCAGGTAATACCTTCTGCACATCTTGTGCAATTAAATATGGTTTTGTATGATTTTTTTCAGAAATCAAATTCCCCGTAACTGTTCGCAGTGTATTTACTTTTGATAAAGCATCTGTAATTGGTACAAGGTTTTCTTTGTATCTTTCATCTGAAATTGCCAACCAAACAGATGTTCCTGTAATCATGTACTGACCAGTACCCGCTTGCGTAACTATGTAGTAATAGCCGTTAGCTGTGTTTCTACCAAAATGCCATTCATTACCAGCATAATCCGAAGAAACAAATCCCGTTCCTTGAGAAGAATTGCCATCTACCATCCTAATATAAGTAGATAAGACTTGAAGTTTTCCACCAAGGTCAGTTGTGCCTCCAATAAGAACGTTTCCGCTAGAGGTTATTCTGGCTCGTTCTGTGCCATTGGTAGCAAATGTCATTGCGGCATTTGACTGCTGAAACAAATCTACATTTCCGCTATTTCCTGCTTTGTTAATGTAAAAATAATCTGCACCAGAACCATTTGCGCCATCAGCATCCAACAAGAGAAGTACTGAACGACTTGTTGCAGTTGAGGATGGTGTTGCGAATATCAGTACTCCAGCATTGTTTGCCGCAGTTGAATCTGCTGTTCTAAAACTTGCTAATGATTGTTGACCAGATGTTCCAGTTGCGACTTCTAGTTTGTAAGCTGGCGAAGTTGTACCAATACCTAGATTGCCAGAATTAGTAATAACCATGCGAGTAGCACTATTACCATAAAACCCTAAAGCCTCATCTGTACCATTTATATCTGAACCATTAGTGGTAAGAAACCAAGTGTTTGATGGGCCTGATAAGATAACCGATGCACGATTAGCACCGCCACCTGCACCAGTTGTTATAAATTGTCCTTGAGAATTTCCAGATGATGAAACATAAAGTTTCTGTGTGGGGCTTGTACTTCCAATACCCAACCCTGTTGAGGTGAGGCGCATACCTTCTGAGCCGCTTACAGACCAAATGTGTGAACGACTGCTATTGATGCTATAAGCCGGATTACCCCCATCATCAAAAATAAAGAAATTATCTTGACTGCCCGTAGTACCTGCTTTAGCCCAAATGTAATTTCCACCGCTTGATGAGTATCCAAATTGTCCTGCCGCAAATGGGCTTGCATTTGTTCTTAAAATCAAACGCCCTGTAGTCTCTAAATTAGTCCCATCAAAAGTTAACCCAGAAGCCCCCGTAAGATTCCCGCTAGCACCCGCATAAACAACCCGACCGGATGTCAATGAAGAATCAGTTAAGTCAGGAGTTGTTATACCCGTTGTACCGTCTAATATGATACTCATTGTTGAACTCCTTTCAGGATTGCTACGTCAGCTTGTAGTTGTTGGATTAATACTTGTTGTTCTTGGATGGCTTTGACCAATGTGGGAATTAAATCCGCACGAACAGCCTTGTAATGGTCTTCACCTTCTGGCGGTTCATCTAACCAAGTTCCAATCATGTCAGGAAATACTTGTTCAAACTCTTGAGCAATCCAGCCCCTATCGCCTTTAATATCCTTGCCTTTACCTGCTTTCCAGTCAAACTTACGTGGCTGAAGTGCCATGATTTTTTCTAAACCATCGTCTAAATCACGGATATTTTCTTTTAAGCGAACGTCTGAAATAGCTGTAATTGTTGTGTTAGTTGCATAAATAGTTCCAGCACCGTCTACATAAAAACGAAACTGACTTGCATTTGTTGAATATAAAGTAAGTGGAGCAGCAGCACCAGTTGAACTTGTAAAAATAATAGCAAGTCTGTCATTCCCAGCGCCATCCCAAGCTTTTAGAAATTTAACCCCTGCCCCAGCACTTGTCGATAGAGTTGTATTTCCTATGAAAAAATCACCATCTGACGTTATTCTGGCTCGTTCTGTATTGTTAGTGTAAAACGCAACGGGGTGATTTGATGATGTACCTAGCAACGCACCACCAAGAGCAGGGGCAATACCATAAACCGCAGTGTAACTTCCATCTGATGTACGAAGATATGTTGAAGTACCTGCCGACCTAACAATGTCAATTCCGTTAACGGCTGGTGAACTTGTACCAATACCTACATCGCCATCGTTATCAATCGTAACCTCATTCGCTACAACACCTTTTCCTGCACCCCCGTAAATTTTTAACTTGTTTGTGTCACTGTCATCTAAATAAATGCCACGGCCATTCAAGGGGGTGCTAAATAAAATCTGTGCATCAGCACCTGCGCCTGTTGCAACTACATTGAGTTGTCCGTATATATCACTATTCGGCCCGGATACTGTTAATTTGGTTGAAGGCGAACTTGTACCAATACCTACATTGCCTGTGTTTGTAATTCTTACTCTCTCAACATTTTCTGTTTTAAAAGTTAAAAAATAACCAGATGAACCCGTGTATCCAGCAGTTAATGCTGTTTCACCTGTTTGGGCGTAATTCAATAATGAACCATACGATTGCCCAGAATGAACAAAATCTAATCCCCTTGCGCCAGTGTTAGTAGTTCCATCAGTAGTAATAATTGCGCTAGAGCCTGATACAGTTAATTTTGTAGTTGGCGAACTTGTACCAATACCTAGATTGCCTGCGCTACTTAATGTCATTGTTTGGGTTAAAGAACCTGCCGCAGGTCTTGTGTAGAACTGAATCTCAGTTCCAACATTGTCTGTAACCGCACCAAAACGAATAAGTCCAACAGTTGAGTTGCTAGAATTAAACATCGCAAGAGAGCCACGATTGCCTGATGTGACACTACCAGAATTGCTCATTGCAAAACCAGTATCACTAGCTTGTTCAACTTGTAGTTTGTAAGATGGCGAACCCGTACCAATCCCTACATTTTGACTCGTATCAATAGTAACCGCAGTAGTAGCCGATGACCCTGTCTTTAAAACTAACGCACCCGTTGTATCCGAGCTAACAACATAACCAGTTGTTGAGGTTGTTCCTGAAGATATAGAACTCATATTTTCTCCTTAAATAACAACCCAGCGTTGTCCACTAGCTATGTTCACAGAGTATCCACTCTGAATAGTCATTGGTCCAACAGAGAATCCGTTAGAGCCAGCCGCAATAGTTTGATTAGCAGATATTGAATCTGTGTTTTGTGTGATTGGTCCACCACCAGTAACTATGGTTTCCCATGATGTTGATGTACCGTTTGTACTAAGGTATTTACCTGATTGACTTGTTTGGCTAGGTGCAAGAGCATTAAATGCCGCATTAGCAGTTGTCTGTCCTGTACCACCAGACGCTATTGCAAGAGTACTTGAGAGTCCTGCAGCAGTTCCTGTGGTGTTTTGATTCCATGTTGGAACTGTGCCTGTTAATCCTGAATAATCTACGTTAGTTGCAGTAGCCGCATTACCTGTTGTATTTTGATTTAATGTTGGTATATCAGCGGCAACAACTGCTCTAAATGTTGGAACACCAGCTGATCCATTAGGAGCCGCTAATACAAAGTTTGCAGTCTTAGACGCATAAGGATTTTGTGTATCACCATACGAAGCCTCTAAACTAATTACAGGAGTAGCACCACCACTAGACGCAACAGGAGATGTTCCTGTTACTGACGTAACTGTACCACTGTTTGTAGCCGCAATAGTAATAGATCCTGATCCATTTGTAACAGAGATACCTGTACCAGCAGTAATTGTAGATTTATTTAATGTACTACCTGTACTGTTACCAATTAATATTTGTCCATCAGTGTATGTTGATTGTCCTGTACCACCATCAGCTACTGCCAAATCAGTAATACCTGTAATAGCTCCACCAGTAATATTTACACTGTTAGCATTTTGAACAGACAATGTACCAAGACCACTGATATCTGTATTAGCTAATATAATATTACCCGTACGACCAGCAACAGAAGTAACTAAGTTAGTCTGGTCAATCTTTTGCCAGATAGTACCGTTAAAGATAGCCCAGTCACCAATAACCCAATCAGTTACTCCATCAAGGTTAGTACTACCGGAGACCGATACTACATAGTATGATCCTTGAGTACCTACACCTGAGGCAAGTGTTGGTGTGTTAGTTGATGCGTTCCATGAACCATTATAAATTAAACCACCAGTAAGACTTACCCAAGTAGTATCATAGTTAGTGCTACTTACTTTAGAAAGTACTTGACCTGCTGTACCGCCTGTAGCAATTCCTGGGGTGTTCATCCATGCAGAGCCAGTATACACCTTCATGATACTACTGACTGAATTGAAGTACATAGCTCCTGTAATCAGAGCATTACCATCATTGTCTACTGTTGGATCACTGGTCTTAGCACCCAGATAACGATCATCAAATGAATCATAAGAAGCAGCCGCAGCTGTTGCGCTTGCAGCCGCATTAGTAGCTTGTGTTGTTGCTATACCTGCTTGTGTAGTAGCAGTTGACGCACTAGTAGCGGCATTAGTGGCTTGCGTAGTAGCAATACCTGCTTGTGTTGTGGCAGTACTTGCACTAGCAGAAGCATTAGATGCCTGTGTAGATGCTGTAGAAGCACTGTTAGCCGCATTAGACGCTTGTGTGGTAGCAATCCCTGCTTGGGTCGTTGCGGTAGATGCGCTGGTAGCGGCATTAGTAGCTTCTGTAGTAGCAAGCCCTGCTTGTGTAGTTGCAGTAGAAGCACTGTTAGCCGCATTAGACGCTTGTGTTGTTGCAGTTGTTGCCGCATTAGTCGCAGTAGTAGCAGACGCAGTTGCAGATGATGCACTAGTAGCCGCATTAGTTGCTTGTGCTGTTGCTATTCCTGCTTGTGTTGTAGCCGTAGCCGCACTTGTAGCAGAATTGGTTGCTTGTGTTGTAGCCGTAGCCGCACTTGTAGCGGCATTAGTTGCTTGCGTTGTAGCAGTAGATGCACTAGCAGAAGCACCAGATGCGCTTGTAGCCGCATTAGTCGCCTGTGTTGTAGCAACTCCTGCTTGGGTAGTTGCTGTTGTAGCCGCAGATGTTGCAGTAGAAGCAGAACTAGCCGCAGCTGTTGCCGAGCTTGCAGCCGCAGTAGCGCTTGCAGCAGCTGCAGCCGCTTGAGTAGCCGCTAGGTTTTCATAACTTGCTGAACTTGTATCGTCAGTATTGTCATATTCTCCACCCTTCGAGGCATCAGTAGTAGCTCCTGGTGTTGTATTATATGCCATTTATACCTCCTTAAATGAGTCCATTTGTATTGAAGTTTACCTGTACGTTACCGCCAGAAGCTCTACGCCACTTCTCTTCTTTGTTTAATGAGAATACATTCTCAGCAAACTTCTTTTCATATCTCTGTTCCATCTTTTCATCAAACAAATAGGAACCTAAATTATATAATGCGCCCCATATAAGGAGTCGTTCATTCTCATCTCTTAACCAGTTAGATACTTCTTTACCTGTATAATACTTTGTAGTAACAGGAGTAGCATAAGCAGTTGCTTCAGCAGAAGTTGAAAAAGCTTTTGTAACTGAATTCAATGTAGAGAAGTATAATGGTGTATCTGTATTAACACCAGTCAATGTTAGGTATGGTTGGTTAGCATCAGATAAACTAATAATATAGTTAATTGGAATAACCGCATACGTAGCATCAAGCGCAGGAAGCCTACGATAATAACTGATCTCTAATATAGCACCAACAGCTAACTGTGGGTGAATAAAGATCTTACCATCTTTCCACATCCAATTATATACAGAATATTTTTCACTGTATAAGTCAAAGAATGTACGTGAATCTGTTACTTCATTAAATACTTTACTCACATTTGAAGGATAAGTAGAGTATGATGTACCAATATTGTCTTGTGCTAATGTACGTACATAAGTAAATTGTATTAAGTCTTCTGGTATGTCAAAGCAAGTGTAAGCATTACCATAAGGAAGCCCTGCACTACCATCTCCTACATTGTCTGTTGAGTCAACAGTGTATGTAACAGTAGCTTCAAGAGGAGGAATACGTAGTGTACGATAGCACTCATCAGCAGAATAACCTAGGCAATCTTGAATGACGCTATCTGGAATAGTATTTACTTCGGGTTTGTTTGACCAGTCACGTACTTTGTCTACGAGTGCGTCATATCGGGGTGTTGCCATAGATTATTCTCCTGTAAAATCAGAGAGCCTTTACGTTACTTGTTTTAAGCAAAGGATAGTCTGTTTCAATAATTTGTTTTAATCGTCTTAGGTTCGCAGGTTCCTGCATGAATGTTTCTGAGTGAATATCAAGACCATACTTGGTTAAGATATCAATAGCTACAATATCAGGGATAATTGCAAATGAACGGTATGTCCGACCGTTGGCGGCAAATGAATCTAATTCTCTTTGTTGTGCGGCATAATCTTTGTATGCACTTACATCTTGTACTAGTTGAAAATCTTTTTCATCAGTCTTAACTTGGAAACTATTTTTGTTTCCGTCTTGTGATAGAAAGCCCATGTGTCCTCTTGTATAGTTTAGCGATAGCTAATGCTATCTCTATTTAGTTAGTCATTGCGGCACTAAAAGCACCGTCAATGGTAAAACAACCGTATTCATATTTTGTGTTAGAGCCGTCGAAAGCTGTAACAGACGCAACAACAATAGCTCCCGCAGTAGTGTTAGCACCATCATAATATTTTACCTGAGTAATTTTTCCACGAATAACATTAGGTGCTCTATAGTCTGAACCAGCGTCCAGAGTATCAGCAGATGTACTAACATTAACCACGTAATTATCAGGAATATATGTTCGAGTACCGTTTGTCGCAGTAATTCGTAGAAATTCCATTTGTGTTCCTTTATATTAGGTCTGAAAAGTGTCTGATCCTATGACAATTAGCACATAGTAAAACACATTTATCAAGTTCTTGTTTTGCTTTTTCATTTAGAGAAATAGTATCCCGTAGGAAATGAGTAGGATCTTTATCTGCTTTTGTAGAAGGGTCTGTATGATGAAATTCAAATGCAGCTTGGTGTACTATTGATAAACAATCATTACATTTGCCGCCTTTATAAGCAATAGCTTCAGCTTTTAAATTCCTAGATTTTTCTTTTCGAAAAATAGACCTACATTCTTTACAATCACAATTGTATTTGATACCACTTTTTTTAATTTTTGTTAGTACAGAAAAGTCTGATACTGATTTGACTTGATTACAAGTCCTACAAGTTTTTGTTTCCATAAATTCCTTATCAATAAAAAAAGGGGATATGAACTTGTCATACCCCCTTTTTAAGGTTGTTGAGGTTATTGCTCCTCAAGAGTAAGTGATCAGCTTACTCTACCTAAATTAGGCACCCGACAGACCGAAAATCATTCCGCAACCTTTTGGATTCCTACACTCAAGTGTACCCTCTTCAACGATCTGACCGATGATAGAGTCACCCAGCTGACCGAGGTCAACTTCTTGCAGAGGACGCAAGCTAGCGTAGCTGAACCACATTGGGTCATATACGAATGCTGTAAAGTTAGCTGTGTTATCCAAACCAGAAACGGCAGTATTAGAAATACCCATTACGTAGTTAGGAACAACCATGATGTCACCGAAGTCGGACATGTAGATTTCAACTGACTGACGGAGTTTACCATCAGCATCGATGTTACGACGAACGTTACCATCACCAGCATTAGAAGTAGTAGAACCTGCAGACTGAGCCTTAGCAGAGAACACACGACGATTTGCGGGAGACAGCATCAACTTAGTAGCCTTACCACCGTTTTCGTAAATGCCTTGCATAACTGTGTCAACGTGTGACAGAGCTAAAGAGACTTTGTCAGCAGAAGTAACAGTAGTAAATGTACCGCAAACACCGCCACCTGGATTAGTAGGAGCAGTGTATTCACCGGGAGTAGCCAACACGTTCAATGCAGTAGCAGGAGTTGTGCTAGCGGCAGTGTAGTTAATCCAAGACTGATAGCCACCGAAAGTACGGGTGCCAGAGCCGTTAGAAGACTTCCAACCGTTAGTTAAGTCAAACTCAACATCCCTGCGAAGTTCGGTACCACGCTTTTTGAGCTGGTATGCGTATTCATCAGCAACACCTGCTTGGTCAACAGCACGCTTAGTGCCAGTAACTGTAACAGTCTTGGAGTTAATTTGTGTGTAGTTACCCAAACGTGTACGGAAGGGTTCAGCAGCTTGAGCCGCATTTTGTGTAGAGTATGATACACCCTCGGCTACAGGAGCAGAAGTTGGGGCTGCCAACTCGTCTGTTTGCCATTCGTGAAACACAGCCGTAGCCTTAGTCTTGCCGATAGACGACAAGAAAGGTGTCTCATCACGAGAGATCATTGAAATAAAATTCGCTAAGTCTTCACGCTCACCAGCGTTGACAGCGTTACCCGTAGCGGCAGAGCTACGAGCGGCAGCTTTAGGGCCACCTGTTTGGAATGTTTGTCCAGCCATTTGTTATTTTCCTTTTAGTGAGAAATTAAAGTTTTTTGCTCACTGAAGAAATACGTTTTAGAAAATCTAATTCGTCTTGTTTAGATCCTTGACCTGTTAGAACTTTAGCTCGGTTATTATTAACGGCTTGTTTCTCTTTTTGAGAACTCGAAGTTCCCTTCTTTGAGGGTATCGATTTCACGTTTGGAGATGCCTTTCGTTTTGCTTCACCAGTTTCTTTAGCAGTTTTAAGTTTACGATAATCATTAATGAACTTAACTACGTTAGGGTCATAGACCGCTTCCAGTAGTTGTTCAGGGATACCTTCTTTAATAGCGAACTCACGAATATTTTTAGCAACTTTTTCTGAATAGTCAGGAATGAGGTTAACAATGTTTTCCTCATACTGTCTCAGTAACACTTGTTGTTGTTCTATTTGTTGAGCTTGAATCTTTTCAACTACAGCTCTAGTTTGTTGTTCACGTTTATTACGTGCATTCCAATACTTTTCCTGTACTTCTTCAAGTTGCTCTTTGAGTTCCCTAGCTGTGTAGGAATCACCTTCTTCTCGGGCTTTTTCAATTTCGCCTTTGACTTTATGATATTGTTGTGCAAGATTAAATTCAACTGCAGTCAGTTCTTCATTAATAACTGATCCAAGTTGAATAATCTCTTGTAACTTTTCTGTTCGTTCTTGGTCGATCTGTTTCTTCAGTTCGCCTAGTTCACGCCCCTTTTGAGATAGATGTTGATCAGTAGAATAACCCTTACGGATTTCTTCTAGGGTAACATACTCAGTCTTACCGTCAACTGTGACAGGTACTTTGTATTCCCAATCGATATCATCTTCAGAAGGCAAGTCAGTATCTTGGGTAGACGTATCATCCTCAACTGTATTATCTTCTTCTGAATCATTCGATTCTTCTTCTTCATCTAGGTCATTTTCAGACTCGGTATCGTTCTCTTCTTGGGCTTCTTCTTCCGATACTTCGTCTGGACTTGGGACGCCATCGCCTTCTTCTGGTAGAGATTCTTTAAGTCCCAACAGTTCTGCTGCTGGAGAATTACGTAGAATGTCATCAAGGCTCTTCACTTCCAAGTCTGCACTATTCGATCCGTCATCAAAACTCTGGCTACTGATTTCAGAAGCTGGAGTGCTGGTAGAGAGATGTGGTAGATTCATATTCTTTTACCTTTGTGTCCGTTATTGTTTGGCTTCAGCTTTAGCTTTTTTAGCTACAGCCATACGTTCAGCGAAGTCACCTTTAGATGGTTCCATCATTCGATTGATAGCATCAATAGCATTTGTTAGATTAACAAAGGTTGGTGCATAATTCCCTGCTCGACCTACACCGCCATTTGACCCGCATTGGACCAATTCACGTAGGATTTCTTCTCGTGCTTTCTCAAGCACATCTTTAGCTTTATTCATATCACTCATATTATTCCTCAGACCCCTCTTGGGTATTGTTTTGTTGTTGGATGAACTTGACGTTATTACCGTACATTTCGATACCAACTAATTTTTCTTTAACACTGCCTAATGCCATAGCGGTATGATACAGGTACTCTCGTTCTTTAGAACAATGAGGCTCTGTCTTCAACCACGTAACAAAAAGGTCAGCTAAAATTTCGCTATATGCGTCACCAAAGAATTGTTCACGTTCCCGTTGAACAAACTCTGCACGACCAAGAGCTACTTGGGCTTCACGAAAAGGTTCTACTTTGTATTCACCTGTCTCATGATTCATCTTCGGCTTAATCTTCGCTTCAAAGCCTTTACGATATTTATCCATAAATTATTTCTAGAAATACTCCCCCATCTCTGAGGGAGGTTATTGTTTACATCATTGGGTTTTCACCAGCAGCCGCAGGTCCACCCTGTGGTTGTGGTGCTTGACTTCCTTGAGGCGCACTTGCATCATTATGCGAGTCAGCATCAATGAACGACTTAGCCATTGCAAGGAGTTCTTTAATATCAGGCTTAGGAGGCATATCAACACCTTCTTTAGCCGCCTGAATATATAACTTACCCCATTCTTGATAACTCTTATCCAATGCAACCATAAGTTGTTTGGTGTTATCTTGCATGGCATTTTTAGCTTGTACATTAGTGAGATCAAGAGTTGCTTGTCTCTGTGCTATGTCAATCATCTTAACTTGTTCTTCAAGTTGTTTCTGCTTTTCACCAGCCTGCATTTCACCTTCTCTTGACTTCATTGCTTGTTCAATGAACTTAGGATCAGTGTAGTCAACAAGGAAATCTAAAGGATCCATGTCCATTGACTCGATTGCTTTACATGCAATAGTTACTGCGGCTTGTGGGCTAACAGCTCCACCAGCTCCTGCTTGTTGCAGTGCTGGAATAATCTGTTGACCAATTACATTCATCTTCTTCATGATATTGCTGTTACTGTTTTCACCAACATCAACATCAACATAGAGCATCAAGTTACTTGGTAATGTACCCGGATCAACAGACTTAAACAAGTCATTCTGATCATAATAACCAACTTCTTGACCACGCAATTTATCACGCATTGTCTTGTAGATACCTTCACAAAGTCTCTTGAACCCTGTTTCAGCAAATCTACGAGCCATATATTGAATACGTACTTGTGCAGCAGACATAGCCCGT